AAGACTTTGGACAAGAAGAATGGCCCCAAGAGCGCTGGCCCAACTTTAGCCCAGACGAGCTTCGATGCAAGGAGACGGGCGAACTGGTGCTCTGCGAAGACATGATGGATGCGCTTCAGCAACTGCGCTGGTCGCTCGGTTCGCCCCTTGTAATTACATCGGGGTATCGCAGTCCTAACCACAGCATCGAAGCGGCCAAAATTGCCAAGGGTGGCCCCGGTGGAGCGCATACAACGGGCAAGGCGGTCGATATCGCCTGCGACAGGGCGTTTGCTTTCCAAGTGCTGTCATCGGCCCTACGCGCTGGCTTTACAGGCATCGGCATCCAGCAGAAAGGCGTGAGTCGGTTTATCCATCTGGATTACATCCGTCCTGGCGATGGGTTTCATGTTCCGCGCCCGTCGATCTGGAGCTATTGATGGCGTATGATGCTCAAAAAAGATCAGCATATTACGCTAAAAACTCAGACAGAATAAAAAGCTATCAACGAGCTTGGAGACAGAAACGTCGCTTAACACACCCAGAAGAAGCGGTTAGGCACAATGAGAGGGTTAAGCGCTACCAGCAAACAAAGCATGGTCGCGCAGCGTTAAAGGCGGGGTTGCTAAATACTACAGCAAGAAAGCGCGGCCAAGCAGGTAAAGTAACAGCGGCAGACCTTTTGAGCTTGGAGCGTATTTGTCGTACGTGTGGCAAACAAGACGAACTGCAAATAGATCACATTACGCCAGCAATGTACGGCGGTTTGAATGTAGGAAGCAATTTGCAAATGCTGTGTGTTGATTGCCATAAAGCAAAAACCGCAAAAGAGCGGTCAATACGAGTTGACGTATTAACTGCTCCACAAAAGCAATTAAGGCTGTTGTAATGGCAAAAAAGGCATTTTGGGACAAGAAAAACCCACGCAAGAAGTCAAAGACGCTAACGACCAAGCAAAAGGCTGCTGCCAAAGCACGCGCAAAAAAGGCTGGCCGTCCGTATCCGAATCTGGTGGACAATGCCGCTGTAGCGCGAAAAGCAAAAAAGAAAAAGAAGTAGATGGCCCTATCTGAGCTACAGTCCCAAGCGGTGCAGCTGGTGGTGCTGGATCGCTGGAATCCCAAAATGGCGAACGACAAGATCGCCAAGACCTTGGGCGTAGATAAGTCCACGGTGTTCCGCTGGCGCAAAGACCCAGAGTTCGACAAAGCGCTCCAAGAAGAGTTGGAACGTGACCGGGCTGATTTTGACGAAGTGCCGTTAGCATGGCGCAAAAATCGCGTATTAGCACTGGAAGAGTTGTATCAAAAGATTGACGACAAACGAGTCGCTCTCAAACTCAAAGTGTTGAGAGAGATACGCGAAGAGGTCGGTGATCACCGGATACAGGTAGATCACACAATCGAGGTGAAAGGGGCCAATCTTCCTCCACGCGCTGAGTCGTATGAGGAATGGCTCAAACAGAATGAGCAGATGGTAGAGGCACAATACAGCGTAGACGAGGCGGCTGGATGAAGGTTAGACGCTTGCCCGATATGGGGCCGACGCATCACAGGCAATACATCCAAAGCAGGGGTAACTACCTGTGGAATAACCACCCCAGTATGCCAGGGCAAACCGATTCGCGGCATCCCACGATTGTCTCGTCATGGGGTTCGCTGCACCGAGAAAGGAACCGCAAAAGTTTCCACTTGGGTCGGGGCAAGTATAACAAGCAATGACGTGGAAGCCGCAGCCTGGGCCGCAAGAAAAGGCCATTCGCGCCTCGTTTGTTAACGAACTGTTCTTCGGCGGCGCTCGCGGAGGCGGCAAGTCCGAGTTTTTGCTGGGTGACTTTTTAGCAGACGTAGACACGTACGGCGAACATTGGAAGGGCGTGCTGGTACGGCGAACCTACCCAGAGCTAGACGAAATCATTGATCGCTCTCGCCAAATTTTTCGAGATGCGTATCCAGATGCCGAATACAAGGTCGGCACACACCAGTGGAATTTTAAAAACGGCGCTACGCTGAAGCTGCGCCACTTGGAAAACGAAGCAGACGCTGACCATTTCCAAGGCCAGCAGTATACATGGATCGGCTGGGACGAGTTGACGTCTTGGACGGACATGAAAGCGTATCACAAGCTGAAAGCCTGTTTGCGAACGGGCGCAGCGGAAGTGCCGACCAAGCGGATACGGGCCTCTGGCAACCCCGGTGGCCCAAATCACAACAACGTTAAGAGCTATTTCATTGACGCTTGTGATGAGTCTACAGTGATACAGGGTGACGACGGCATGACACGGATGTATATCCGCAGCCTCGTTACCGACAACAAGATTTTACTCCAGCGCGACCCAGGCTATATCAAGCGGCTTGAAGGCGTTGGCGATGAGCAACTGGTCAAAGCGTGGTTGGAAGGCGATTGGGACTCCTTCGTCGGCCAATATTTCACCAACTGGAACGAGCCGCGCATACTCGTTAACAGTTTTGAAATACCCACGCATTGGCCGCTTTTTGGCGCGATGGACTATGGAGAGGCGGCTCCAACGAGCTTTGGCCTCTACACAGTTGATTACGACGGCAACGTGTATCGCATCAGCGAGTATTACCGCGCTAATGCTACAGCATCACAGCACGCTGCCAACATTGTGGAGATGATTGAAAGTTGTCCGTTTACGGGCGGTCGCTATCCACAGGCAACGTATTGCGACCCGTCGATGTTTGTAAAACGGCGCTTGAGCGAGGTAATAAACCACTCGCCAGCGGATGTGTTTGCTGAACACGGCATCTTTCTAACTAGAGCCAACAATGACCGCATCACAGGGTGGCGCGTAGTCAACGATGCGTTGATAAAAGAGCAGTTGTATGTGTTTAACGGCTGGAACGATGCGCTCTGTCGCACGATGCCAGCTCTGCCGCGCAGTAGCAAGAATCCAGAGGATCTGGACACTACGGCAGAAGATCACGCCGCTGACGAGTTGCGCTACGCAATGATGCACGTTTATCGGCCACACAAACAGGCCGAAGAGATGCCCTACGAAGGCACGGGGCAAGAAGCGTTGGATATGTTGGATATGGGTTATGGCAGACGCAATGGGCGGTATGCCACGGCCTAACACAGTGGTCGGGGCGCTGATGCGCACTGGCCCAAACTTAGGAGCAGGGACGATGAAGGGTTTCAACGGCACACCAACTACGACTAAGCCGAACAAGTCCGTCAAGGGCAGCGCAGTAAAGCCCAAGGCAGCTGGTAGCGATAACATGAAGAAGAGCGGCAAAGGCAAGTAGCTTGAAGCAACGCGAGATAGAGTTCTGGCAGGGCGCTATAGAGAATAGCCGCAAGTATATGCGGCAGCGCCATAAGACGTGGCGGCGGCTACTCAAGACGTATGAGCTTGATTTTGACGTGCCGGGTCTGGACGATGACAAGATCGTCAAGATCTCGCGCATGTATCCGTTGGCCCGTCAGATTATTGCCAGCGTCTCGTTTAATTACCCCCACGTATTCTTCAAGGTTGAAGAGCCAGGACGTGAGTTTGCCGCAGAGATATTGGAGCGCGTAGCCAACGCAGCACTAGAGCAGATGGACGCCAAGCGCGAGGTGCAACAGGCTATCTTTGACGCACTCTTTTGCAGCGTGGGTTGGCTCAAGTTTGGTTACAACCCGCCCGGTGACAAGGATATTGTTGCGCCTTATACGATCAACGATGAAGCCGAAAACGACTTTCCGTATGTGCATCGTGTATCGCCATTTAATATCTACCTTGACCCACTGACGCCTCCGCACAAGATGTCCTCTGCGCGGTATATCATCGAGAAGATGGTTGTGCCGTTGGAGTTTGTGCGTGAAGACTCGCGCTTTGTCAACCGCCGTCAGATACAGCCCATGTCGGACGACGGCTCGCAAGATACGTTTCTCTACGAAACACAAGACGCCGAATACTCAGACGAGCATGATGCGGTAACCTCTGCCAAAGTGCGAGGACAGATGGTCTGCCTGTATGAAGTGCATGACCGTTTGCATAAGAAGCGCATTACGTTTGCTGATGGCGTTACTGAGCCTATCGAAGAAGTAGACCACCCCATGCTTGCCATGGAGCCTGTAACGCAGCCAGATCCGTTTACGGGCGAGCCTATGATGACGGGTGAGTTTCAACCTGCTGGGGGGTATCTGGTAGATGGCGGTTTCCCGTATCACGCTATAAAGTTTGATCAGACAGAGCGTAGCTTCTACGGCGAGCCGCCAATGGCGTACGTCGAAGATACGCAGAGTCTGATTGTAGAGTCCGTATCACGCCGCGCAGACTTACTCAAACGTTTTCAGCGCATAGTACTTGCATCACGCAGGGAACGCGAAGCCAACCAAGATATCGGCGATACGCTAGAGTCGGGGCGCGATGGTGAGATCATTTGGGTAGAAGATCCCAACACCAGTATGCGCGAGATGAACTTCGGCAACCCACCGCCCGATCAGTTGGGTATTGAGTCCGATGCGCGTAGCTATGAAGAGCAAAGTCTCAACGTCAGCCAACTAGCAATGGGAGGTGGCCCAAAAGTCACCGCCACACAGGCCAGCCTACAGGCATCGTTTAGTCAGATCAACCGCGAATGGATGCAGCAATCGGTAGCCAACGCCTATCGCTCTATTGTGCGTAACACGCTGCGCATGATGGCCGACGAACGCTACACGCCCGAAAACTTCCTTGTCAACGTAGCGCGAGACACGGAAGATCCGGTCTACGAGGCGGTCACAGCAGACCTACTGCGCGTCCGATACAAAATCGATATCAACGCAGGGTCAATGCAGCCACTAACTGAGCAGTTAGAGCGCCAAGATGCGTTGCAACTGTTCAACTACACGATCAATCTGCCGGAAATTAACCGCATTGAAGCGATCAAGGGGCTGCTGTCTACGTTCCGTGTGCAAGATCCCGAAAAATACCTTGGAAACCAAGAAGACGGCGATACGATCAAGGCCGCAAACCTTGAAAACGTAGCCTATCTGGTCAACGGCGGTGATCCTGGCGTTACGCCGAACGAAAATCACCAGTTACACATACAAATCCACGGCCAAATACAGCAGTTGCCGCAGTTCCAGCAACTATTACCGCAACAGCAGCAGCAAGTGTTGCAAGTTGTGCAAAATCACGTTGCACAGCACCAGCAATTTTTGCAGCAAATGGCCCAAGGCCAAGCACCGTCAGGCCCAGCTGAGTCAGATCGCTCCGAAAGCGAGGGTAGCATCATCTCGCTAGTACGAAGCCAAGCGCAAGAGGTGAGCCAACAGCTACAAAACGCACCTGGGCAGGGATAGGCTATGGTTTTACACGATTACGAGTGCAAAGAGTGCGGTCATCGGCAAATAGACGTGCCGTCAGCGTCCCACGCGCATATACAGCGCATAATTCCGTGTTCGGAATGCGATGGCACAGCGCGGATGATCTTTGTGACAAGCAATTTTATCCATAATTCGCACTCAAGCATGTATGGCAAGTTCCACGCTGGATTTGGACAAGTTGTGGAGTCATACAGCCATAAACAAGAACTGTTGAAGAAGTACAACGTGACCGAGAGCGCCGATAGCGTTGGTGGCTCACGGAATCACATTAGCTCTGATGTCACTAACTCTGCTCCGCGCAATACCGACCCAGCTTCGTTTGGGAACACGCCCGAAGAGGCCGTCGCTGCTGCGGAACAGGCTTATAACGAGGAGAACAAGTAGGTATGTCCGAAGCGATCCTGGATCTGGACTCCAGCGCAGACGACTCGTCACCCGTAGCAGACTCATCTACGGAACAGTCAACTAACACGGTTGAGTTGTTCACGGATGACACCTCTGCTCCGGCACAGTCTGATAGCACTGGACACTCTGACAGCGAACCGTCGGATTTTGACCCGGAACAGCATGACTGGCTGAGAGGCGATGTCGAGTCTGTTCCAGACCAATACAAGGGCTTAGTCCCGTTAGCAAAAAACCTACAGGCGCAGTTTACGCGCACACAGCAAGACCTTGCTGAACAGCGTCGTCAGTTAC